ACGAGCATTATCAGCAGAAGATCAAAATTTAACATCGAGTATATTAACTTCTCGAGTTAGAAAGTATAAAGATATAGATTTAACGTTTGCAAAAAAGCAAACAGGTGATGTCTATAAGAAAGAAGATGCTGCAGCTGTTAAGCAAGCTATTCGTAGTCTTTTATTAACAAATAGACTTGAGAGACCTTTTCAACCTGCATTTGGTGCAAATATTAGGTCTTACTTATTTGAACTCATTGGTACTGATACTCCTAATGAAATAAGAAGAAACATAATTACTTCAATAGAGATATTTGAACCTCGTGCTGAGATTTTAGGATTAAGTGTATTTCCTTTAGAAAATAATAATGAAATACGAGTAAACTTAATTGTACAAGTAAAAAATACAACTCAACAAATTAATTTTTCATTCGTAGTATCGAGGTTAAGATAATATGGCAACAACAATTAAATCTACAGCTTTAGATTTTAATTCAATTAAAAATAATCTAAAGACTTTTTTAGCAGCACAAGATGAGTTTGCTGATTATGATTTTGAAGCATCGGGCTTATCAAACATCCTCGATGTTTTAGCTTATAATACACACTATAATGCACTTATAGCAAATTTTGCTTTAAATGAATCATACTTAGGTACAGCACAGTTAAGAAGTTCAATTGTATCTCTTGCAACAGCAATTGGTTACATACCAGATTCACGCATTGCATCTCGTGGAACAGTTAATTTAAGCATCACTATACCTTCATCTGATACACGACCTGATATCGTAACAATGCCAATTAACACCAAACTTACTTCTACGATAGATGATACAACTTATACCTTTCAAACGAGAGAAGAATTAACAGCAACAAATGCAAGTGGAACATATAATTTCCAAACTGCCGCTGGAAGCAGTTCAATATTGGTGTATGAAGGAGCACAAAGAACTAAGACTTTTATTGTAGGTCCATATTCTGAAAACTTAACCTATGTTATACCAGATGCAAATATGGATATTACAACTGCAATCGTAAAAGTATATGATTCACCATCATCTTCGCTTTACACAACTTATACAAATATAGCCGATGCTCAAGAATTAACTTCAGCTTCGACTGTATACATCTTAAAAGAAGCTCCAAATGGTTATTTTGAATTAACATTTGGTGACGGTAATACCTTAGGTGTTACACCGACTGCAGGTAAACAAATTGTAATTGATTACTTATCAGTTTCTGGCCCAGATGCAAATGGTGCTTCTACATTTACACCATCTACTCAGCTAAGTGTTGGTGCAGAAAATTATACTATTTCTGCTACTACCGTTGCTAACTCAACAAGTGGTAAAGTAAAAGAATCAATAGAATCAGTTAGAAAAAATGCACCATTCTTATATGCATCACAAAACAGAATGGTTACTTCTACTGACTACTCATCACTTATTTTGAGAAATTACTCTACGCTGATTGATGATATTAATGCATGGGGTGGAGAAGAAAATACAGAACCTAAATTTGGTTCAACTTATGTTTCTATTTTATATGATACAGACGTAACAGATGCACAAAAGACAGCAACAGAAGATGGTATCAGAACACTTGTTCGAGACTTAGGTGTTATATCGTTTGATGTAGAATTTGCAGATCCTGCTATTACCTTTGTTGAGGCAGATGTATTCTTTCAATTCAATCCTAAACTTACAACTGTATCAGAAAATACAACAAGAACAAATGTAAGACAAGCAATCATAGATTACTTTGAAGATACTGTGTTGTTTAATACTACAACAAATGCTGGTAAATTTAAAAGAGCATTTAGAAGATCAAACATGTTAACAGATGTTGACGCAGTAAGTACTGCTGTGTTATCATCAAGAGCAGATATTCGAATGCAACAAAGATTGAATGTATCGACACCAGGATTAGCAGCTGATTCAACTGTTGTTGGTAGTATCTTATTATCAACTTCTAGAACTTATACTCTTACATATCCAACAACTATTGCTGCTCCTGACGATGTAAATTATGTTATAACAAGCACTAAATTCACATATAATGGAGTACTTTCAGAATTAAGAAACAGATTAAATTCAAACGTATTAGAAATTGTAAAAGCATCTGATGGATCGGTTGTTGTTGATAACATTGGTAGTTATAACACCACTGCTGGAACAGTTACACTTGAAGGATTTGCTCCATCTGCAATTACTGGAAGTTACTTAAAGATTGCAGCTGTACCTGCTAATCAATCAGTGATTGCACCAACAAGAAATGATATTGTTGGTTATGACGAATCACGAAGTGCTGTAAGAGTTGTAGAAACAACAGCACAAACTTAGGTAAATCATGTCGCATAGATCTTTTGTAGATAAGAAAAGAAGAGAAATTAACTTATCGAAGTATGAAGTTAAGTCTGTTCTGCCTGAGCATTTCCAAGAAGATTATCCAAAATTAGTTACTTTTCTTGAGAAGTACTATGAGCAATTAGATTCTGATTCACCTGTAGAATTATTAAAACACTTATACGAAAAGAAAGATATCATTGCAACTGATGTTGATTTACTTCAATATATTGAAGATGAATTACTTTTAGGTCAATCATACTTTCAGGGTTTTAGTAATCCAAGAGCAGCATCTGAATTTGCAAGTACTTTATATCGTGCAAAGGGATCTAAATTTTCTATAGAGCAATTCTTTCGTATGTTTTATAATGAAGATCCAGATGTCGTGTATGGTAAAGATTTGATATTTAAACTCAATGATTCTGCATCAGAAATTGGAGTCACAACTGATAAAAGAATAACAAACAATAAGTTATATCAAATCTTTGCTATATTAATTAAGATTGGTTTACCCGTATCAGATTGGGAATCAATCTATAAATTATTTGTGCATCCATCAGGTATGTATCTTGAAGGATTAGTACAGCTAGTTAATGAGGCAGATTTAGAAGTTGATAATATGCCAGATGTTATACCTTCACCAGATGAACCAATTGCAGTAGTTGGAGAAGGATTTGCTGCTGTAGCTGGACTTGGTGAACAAACAGAAATATTCTTTGGTGATAGTGCTAATGATCAATATAGATTGAATCTTGGAGATACGATATCTCTATACAGCACAATGACAATACAACAAATTGCAGATCAATACTCAACACTTGTTGAACAAGTTGAATCTAACGCACCAACATTTGATGAAGATCACGATGCTGACTCAAGTGGTGTAGGATTATCTAATACATTTGAAACTATCGACCAAGAAAGATATTTCTGGTGGGATCCTGATTCTGCTGATTATCAAGTGCAAATAATTCAAAGAGATGACTCAGCTGACTAGTAAAATGTGTATAAATAAAACCATAATATAGGAAATTAAATTGGCAAGACAAAATTTAAATCGAGGAACAACAGCAAACGACGGAAGTGGTGATACACTTCGTCAAGCTGGTTTAAAGATTAATCAGAACTTTTCTGAATTATATTCTAAACTAGGAGCTGGTGTAGCTGATGCAAATAATCTATCAACCGTTATGGGTTTTGATAGTAGTGCACTTACGTTTGATAGTGCAAGTTATACTGTATCACTTAAAGCAACTACACCTACAGCAAACAGAACAATTAACTTGCCAAATGCAAGTGATACTCTTGTAGGTTTAGCAACTACAGATACACTTACAAATAAAACATTAACAGGTCCAACAATCAACGGTGGAACTTTAAACACACCTAAGATTGGTACATCGATTGATGATACAAATGGAAATGAACTATTTACAGTTTCTGCAGCAGGTTCAGCTGTTAACGAAATAACAGTTGCAAACGCTGCTACAACAAATGGTCCATCGCTATCTGCTTCAGGTGGTGATACAAACATTAATTTAAATTTAATTGCTAAAGGTAATGGTTCAGTCGAATTAAGTAAAGCTGCATTTGACCATCAGGAAATCACTTCTAATGGTGCAGCTTCAGCAACTAAATCTCTTATTATTGGTAATAAGGGATCAGCGCTTGCAGTTACTTTAGCAGATGGAACTACAATAGGAGAATATAAAGTTTGGATTAATAAAGGAGCAGGTGCAATGACCGTGACTCCTACAACATTCGCTCAAGGTACGACATTTGCCTTAGCACAATATGATGGATGTACAACCATCTGGGATTCAGATACAGGTTGGTACATAGTTGGTAACCAAGGTGAAGTAACCGTAGCTTAATAGGGTAAAGATATGGCAGCAGTAATTAGTACAATAACAAAATTTCAACAAGCAGAAAAGCTATTCAATGATGTTGGTCAGCAATATGTTGTCTTAAACGATAGTGCTACCGCATCTAATTTTGGTTTAGCAGACTCTGCTCAACAGAACTTTAAAGGTCTAGGAAATTTAACTGGACCTCATGTTGTAAAGAAACACGAATTTAACAGAGTATATGCAGGTATAGCTAGATCTGAAGACTGGAATGCTAATGATTCGGCTCCAGCACCAGGATTAAATCCAAGAACAGTTAGAACCGCACAATATACTTTACAAGGTTTAAAACAAGTTAACGATTATAAATTTGTAGTTCCAAGGTACAACTGGACATCAGGTGCAACATACAGTGCATACGATGATAATCAAACAGGTTATCCTTCAAATGCTTATTATGTACTAACTGATGAGAATAACGTTTATATTTGCTTACAAAGAGCTAAAAACGCTTCTGGTACAGCACAACCATCAACAATAAAACCAAGTGGTGTTGCCACTTCTGCATTTAGTACTGCTGATGGATATGTTTGGAAATTCTTATATAGTATCGATGCAACAAACGCAAATAAGTACTTAGCTTCTAACTATATGCCAGTTGAAAAAGTCGTAGCTGACTCAGCTAACGATCCAGTTTTATCTGCTGCTCAAACACAACAAGTTGGTGTACAGAATGCTGCAGTCGATGGTGCAATATTAAATATCGAATTAGATTCTGGTGGAGCTGGCTATGTAAATGCTCCTGCAATTACAGTTGTTGGAAACGGTTCAGGTGCTACTGCTCACGCTTATGTAAGTGGTGGAGTTATTAAAAAGATCGCATTTGATTCTGCTTCATTCTTCGGCTCAGGTTACACTTATGCAAGTATAACAATTGCTGACTCAAGTGGAGTAACCAAACCTGCTGTTGCAAGACCAGTTATTGGTCCTTCAGGTGGTATTGGTGCTGATCCTCGACAAGATTTAAAATCAAGTTCAATTATGTTTAACACTCAGCCTGCAGGAGTTGAAGGTGGAGAGTTCCCATTAAATGACTTTAGACAAGTGCTTCTTGTGAAAAATCCATTGAATTGGAAATACGACAGTGCTAGAGATTACTACACTGGTTCAGTTGGAAGTACACTTCGAAGATTAACAGTAACTGGTTCAAATGATCAGTTTGATAACGATGATACAATTACACAATCTGCAACAGGAGCTAAAGCTTTAGTTGACTCTGCAGATGCTACATACATATATTATCATCAGAACGAAACTACTGGATTTACTGCTTTTGATTCATCAGCAATTACAAGTAGTCCAGGTGGCGGATCTGCAACAGTTATTCAGTTAGGAGATTCAGCAGATGCCACTGAGATAGATAGAATGACAGGAGACGTTTTATACATCGATAATCGTGCGGCAGTAGCTAGATCAGCAGCTCAAACTGAAGACTTGAAGATAGTAATTACAATTTAGGATAAGAAATGGCAACAGCATACAACTCAGGAATATTTGCATCAACATATAGAGATGATTATAACGATAGTGATGCTTACTATCGAATACTGTTTAATGCTGGTAGAGCTCTACAAGCAAGAGAGTTAACACAGTTACAAACAATCATCAACAAAGAAATGGAGAGATTCGGTAAGAATATCTTTAAGGAAGGTGCTTGTGTATCTGGTTCAACTGTTACTATTAATAAATCTTATGACTACATTAAACTTAATACTGATACTGGTGCTGGTGGTTTAGCACTTCCAGCTGACACATCAACTCTAATTGATGCTGAATATACAGGAGCAACTTCTGGTGTTACATTTAGAATCTTAGAGTATTATACAGCAGCACAAACTGGTGCAGTTGATACCATTTATGTACAATACATTGGTGGTAACTCAAGTGGAACATATATTAAAGCTGCTGATAACGAAACATTAGAAAATGCATCTGTTGGTGATATTAAATCAGCTTCAACAAGTGCAACAGGCACAGGTACAAGAATTTCATTCGGTGATGGTGCATTCTTTACACAAGGTCACTTCGTATACTCAAGTGCACAATCACTTATATTAAGTTACTATTCAAATAGTTATAGTGGTAATGTTGGATTTAAAGTTACACAAGATATTGTAACTGCAGGTGATAATTCAGCGTTATACGATAATCAAGGTGCAACACCAAATACTTCTGCTCCTGGTGCTGACAGATATCGAATAAGATTAACTCTTATCGATGAAGCAGACGTAGGTGCAGCAGAAGATTTTATATTCTATTGTAAAGTTAAACAATCTGAAATCGTCTCTCAAATTTCGGCAACTGACAATTACAATAAAATTAACGACTTACTTGCTAAGAGAACTTACGAAGAATCTGGTAACTATATCGTTAAACCATTTAAAGCAACATTCTCATTAAACGATTCTGATGCTAATTACTTAGACTTAGATGTTTCACCAGGTGTTGCATATGTAAATGGTTATAGAGCAGAAACACAAACTGCAAATACTTTAGCGATTGCTAAACCACAAACATACGTTTCAGAAGCTAACGTTAACATTCCAGTTGTTTATGGTAACTATGTGTTATCTGACTCTGGTACACATACTGATATAATTAATTTTGCAACGCTAGACTCAGCTACTTTATTTAACAGTGCAAATGCTGCTGTTGGTAAAGCAAGAATTAGAGCTATCGAAGAAGATGGAACAAAGCATCGATTATATATCTTTGACACTAAGATGTACTCAGGTAAAAACTTTGAAACTGACGTATTAAGTATCGGTGCAAGTCCAACAAACGATTTTGCTATTGAGCAAGAAGTACTCAATGGCGTTGCAAAGTCAATTATTAAACAACCAAGAGATAATAACGTATTCTTTGATTTACCAAGAAAGAGACCAAAAGAATTATCAGACATTACAATGACTGAGCAGAGATATTTATCTGCTACCTCAAATGGTTCTGGGCAATATACAGTTACAGTATCTGCTCCTTCTGCATTAGCTGATACTTCTTTATGGGTTGCAACACTAGCAGATGGAAGCATTATTGGTCCAACAATTGTATCTTCTGCTGCTACATCTGTAACGATTGGTGGATTAGGTACATCAGCTGCGTTTGATTTAGCTTACTATGTAACAAATACGATTACACAAAGAACTAAGACGCTTACGACTACAACTAAAACATCTACTGCATCTGGTGATTATGTAGATTCAGATGGTATTTCATATTTAAATCTTGGGCAAGCTGACTTATACGATGTACTTGCAATTCAAGACAGTGCAGGTGGTACTGCTGTTGATATTGCAGATAACTTTATTATTGATAATGGTCAAAGAGATAACTATTATCAGCCTGCTAGACTTATTCTTAAATCAGGATTAAGCAAGCCATCAGCTACTTATTGTCAATTTAGATACTTTGCACATGGCACTGGTGATTTCTATTCAGTTAACTCATACGATGGTCAAGTATCTTATGGAAATATTCCTTCTCATACATCACCTGTAGAAGGAATTATAGAACTTAGAGATGTCTTAGACTTTAGGCCTACTAAATCAGCAATTGCAGGAACAATTGCAACGCTGTCTGATGTTAATCCATTACCAAGAAATGGAGATACGATTACTGCTGACATTGAGACATATCAACCTCGTTCAGATAAATTAGTTATCGATGAAAATGGAGTGTTGATTAATGTACAAGGTACACCAGATTTTAATCCTAAATTCCCTAACACACCAGACGGAACTTTAGAATTATATCGCATAGCTCTTAACGCAAATACAATTAATGATTCAGATGTTGTTCTAAGTCCAATTGATGCGAAGAGATATACTATGAACGATATCTCTAAGTTAGATAAACAAGTTCAAAGATTAGAAGAACTTACTGCTCTATCATTGCTTGAAGTTGATACAAAGAACTTGCAAGTATTAGATAGTACTGGTAATGCTAGAACAAAGGCTGGATTCTTAGTTGATAACTTTAGTGATCAAGCATTTGCACAAACTGCTGATGCTGGTTATAGCGCATCAATTGATCCAGGTGAAAAGATATTAAGACCATCTTTCCATGAAAACAACATAAGACTTATATACAATGCTGACTCATCATCAAATGTAACAAAAGTCGGTGACTTAGTTATGTTATCATATGACTCAGCTGAATATCAAGCAATTGACATTTGTTCAGGCACAGAAAATGTAAACCCATTCAATGTTACTTCATCTAGAGGTAATATTACATTATCTCCAGCATCAGATGAATGGAGAGAAGTAAAACAAACTGGACAAAAAGTTGTCCAAGGTGGAACTAAATTAGATACCACTCAGGCTTACCTATGGAATAACTGGGAATGGAACTGGGGCGGTAAAAATATAGAAGATTTAGAAGTCGGTGACGATGCAAATAGATCACTCACATCATCAACTCCTGATAGAGATTACAGAACAGCACAAGCCAGAAGAGCTGATATGTGGGGAGATCAGCCTGACTCACCAAGATATAATGCAGATGCCGACGAAAGAGCTAACCCAACAAAAGTTAATCGAATTGTTTCATCAGAAACGATAAGAGAAGTTATTGGAAATAAAGTTGTTGATGTTGCACTTATACCTTGGATTAGATCACGTAAGATTTACTTTAAAGTTGGTGGATTAAGACCTAACACTAAATACTATCCTTACTTTGATAATAAGGCAATTGATAGTTGGGTTAGAGAAGAAACATTTGTGAACTTCTCATCTGATACTACTGACTATGGTAACCAATACGATGCAGCAACATCTCACCCAGAAGGTTCATCATCACTTGTATCTGATACAAATGGTGCAATTGAGGGTTCATTCTTTATTCCTCACAAACAATTTAAAACTGGTACCAGACAATTTAAACTATTAGATATTTCTGGTGGATTAGACAACCAAGCATTATCTGTTGCAACCGCAACGTATGAAGCAAAAGGTACAATTGAAACTGTACAAGAAACAGTTAAGACAACTCGTGTACTAAATGTTTTAGGTGAAGAAACTACTACATCTAATAGTAAGAAAGTTAAAAGTTTTGTACCATCTGTAGGTAAACTTATTAGTCCACTTAGAACTGGTCCAACTACATTTACAGCAGATAATACGTTACCTGATGCTAACTTAACGTTTAGTGACTTTGGTACTAGATCATTAAACGACGCATTCTTTGGTAATAAGATGATGAGAACAAGATGTGGATATCGAGATCCTCTTGCTCAATCTTTCTTGGTCAACGATTTAACAGGAGTATTCTTAACAAAAGTTAAAGTATACTTTGCAACTAAAGATAGTACATTACCTGTAACTTTACAAATTAGACCAATGGAGAATGGACATCCACATTCTACAAAATATATTGCAACTAAAACACTTACGTCATCTCAAGTAACAACTGTATCAACACAAACAGTTGCTGGAGTTTTGGCAGCTCCTACATCATTTGAGTTAGATGAGCCTGTATATCTCTCACCTCAAGAGGAATATGCAGTCGTATTACTTGCTGATAGTAACAAATACACAGTTTATGTTTCAGAAGTTGGACAATTCCAGTTAGGTTCTACATCGAAGAGAATTACAACTCAGCCTTCACTTGGTTCACTGTTTAAATCACAAAACGGTAGAACATGGGAGCCAGATCAGAAGAAAGATCTTACAATGAAACTCATTAGAGCATCATTTAATAAGACATCTGGTGACGTAAGATTGAGAAATGCAAATGTTCCTGCTTACAGATTAGATCCTAACCCAATTAAAACTACAGCTGGCGATTCGGACATTATCCTTCATTTCCCAGATCATGGTTTAGATTCAGGAGATACTTTCGAAATAACTGGATTAACAGCTGGAACAAGTTATGGTGGAGTATTAGGAAGCGTACTCGATTCAACACATACTGTAAAACATTTTGATGCTTCTGGTATTGTGTTCTCAGTACCAGCTGGAACACTTGCACCAACTAAATCAACATATTCAGGTGGTTCAAATGTTAAAGTTACAGATAGAAACATTCAATTTAACTTAGCAAAAGTTGATATACAGACAATGGTACCTGACTTAACAGGTTTAGCATTAAGAGGTAAGTTTACTTCAGGTAGATCAATAGCTGGTTCAGAAACAAGAATGGCAAAAGATACAGCTTGGTCAGCATTAAGATTTAATAGAAACACTTCATTCTCTGCACCTAAGATGATTGCTAATAGAACAAGAGAAAACTTAGTAGTAGGTTCTGAAGGATTAGGTGGAAACTATTCATCAGAAATAAGTGTACCTATTAGCACAACAAATAATTTTGTATCTCCGATTGTTGACTTACAAAGAGCTTCAATGACTTTGATTGGAAATCATATTACAGATACAACTGTTGATAAGTTTACAATTGAAGATTCTGCAGAAACTGTAGCAACAAACGGTAAAGAGGTTGCAAGGCACATCTCAATACCTGCTACACTTGCAAATGCTTCAGTAGGCATTAAAGTATTCTTAGCAGTCAATAGACCTTCAGCAGCTTCTGTAGATTTATATTACAGAGTTGGTGGAGAAAATACTAATTTAGATCAAGTTAACTGGATATTATTAGAACCACAATCAACTCCAGCTCCAGATGATAATCCTACAATCTTTAGAGATTACGAATATCTAGCTGGTGGTCAGAACGGTGTATTAGATCCATTTACAAGAATGCAATTTAAGATTGTAATGAGATCAACAAGCTCTTCGAGAGTTCCTAAACTTAGAGACTTTAGAGCAATTGCGATGATCGACTAATGGACTTAGTAAGAGTAGAAGGGCATAAAGGTCTAGCAAGAGATAGAAAAACTGGTGTTATTATTAACATAAGTGAAAATGAAGTTATGCAAGCTCGACAAAGAAAAGCGTTGAGATTGAAAAAGGCTGAAGAAGAGAAACAATTAATTAATCGACTTGAGAAAGTTGAGGACGGAATAAATAAAATTAACGATTTAATCTTAAGATTATTGGACGAGAAAAATGGCATATAAGGTAGTAAATTTAGACGACAATATACTGAATTTAAGAAACAAAGTCAATGTTGTTTCTAAGTTTGCTGGTGACAGTGCTGCACTCACTACAAATGTAGATTCAGATTTAGTAGGAGCTATTAATGAAATAGATGCAGTATTTGATGCATCAGCAAATCAGATTAAGTCAACTGGATTATATGTCAACGACGCTGGTAATATTACACTTGATGCTGGCGGTGGTACAATCACATTAAGAGATGATTCAGCTAGCTTTGGTACATTACAAAATAGTTCAACTAATCTGGTTGTAACTTCTACTGATATTACACTTGATGCTTCAGATGATATATTCATCGATGCTGATGGTGGTAATATTAAGTTTCAAGACGGTGGTGCTGATGTTATAGATTTTAATATAGCAGGTTCACCTACAAGTATGAGTGTAACAGGTGCTTTATCTGTACTTACATCAGGCGCTTTTTCAGTTGATGCGGCTGCAGATATTAATTTAGATGCAGGTGGTGGAGACGTTGTATTAAAAGATGATGGAACACAATTTGGTAGTTTAACAAATACTTCAGGTGACTTGATTATTAAATCAGGCACAACAACTGCAGTTACCTTTGCAAGTGATTCAGCTACATTTGCTGGAAAAATACATGCATCAAATGGTGGCTCACTTACTGGAACCTGGTCTGACTTAGGTACAGTAACAACTATTGATATCAATGGTGGAACAATTGATGGAACAACTATCACAGCAAGTGATATTGATATCAATGGTGGTGCAATTGATGGTACTCCAATTGGATACGCAAGTGCAGACTCTGCAAGATTTACACAAGTTACCACTGGAACAATATCACAAACAGGAATAATTACTCTTGATGCATCAAACGATATTATATTAGATGCTGATGGTGGTGATGTCTTCCTTATGGACGGTGGGGCCACATTCGGTTCACTTGCAAATACAGGTGGGAATCTACTTGTAAGATCAGGATCAACAACAGCTGCTACTTTTAGTGGAGCAAATGTTACATTTGCTGGCACAATAACACAAGGTACTGCGTTAACTACGACTGCAACAACTGTTGGTGCTGCTATTAATGAATTAAAAGCTGCTGTAGACGTTGCAGATGGTACTGCAACAAGTTCATCTGGTTTTATTGGAGATCCAAATAGTTTAGATAGTGATGAATTTAGTTATGCAACTAAAGCTGGTGGTAGATTTAACGTAGTAGAAATGATGAGTGAATTAGGAAGAAGAATGGTCGATGTCTACGATAGTGCAGGTACATTATTAAATGTAGCAACGCCATAATACTTCAATGGGTAATCCATGAATAGTAGGCCAGTAAAAATCAAAAATGCTTTAGGGGACCTTCAGAGATTTACAGCTCCTGAAGAAAACTTTGTTGCGTATAGAGCATCATTACAATTAGCAAACGATGACTCATCTAGTGCTGGTCAATTAAGTACACTATCAGGAACCAATATCGGTTCGTTCACAGATACATTTTTTAATGAGCCAGTATCAACTCATCCAGGTTCAGCATTATCTACTGGTTCAACCGTAACTACCTTATATCAGAGAACAGGTTCGGATCTAGATTCTTCTGATACTAATTTTAGAACACCAATTAATGTAAACAACGTTGCAGGTAACATTGCTGAATTTAGTCAAGCAGAATGGGGAGACTTATCAAATAGATTAGCAAAAATCATCATGACCAATGAATATCCTGGTACATTTAGATTAGGATCATCGGCTCCTAGTGGTGATTACAGTGTCCATTTAAATAATGTATTTAGTGACACACAAACAGACGGAACAACTGTTAACTATAGCATTTACAAAAGAACCACAATGACGGCTCCAACAAAAGTAAATGCTATGGCTATCAAAAGATCAGCCGGTCCAACAGGAACATATCAAGGTGTTCAAGCCATGGATAGCGATCAAATGACTTATTCATTTGGTAATCATCTAAAAACGTGGATGATGGCTACTTCAAATAATGTTGGTGCATATCAATTACGATCTTCTGCTCAAGGCGCTCCTGTAGCTACTGGTACTTGGTCAGCAAGAGGTACTGCAACAGATACGAAAAAGCAAACTTCAGATGTTGATTATACACGTAATAGCACAGCAAACCAAGACGAAAACTTTACATCTGTATATGAAACAGACTATACAGCAGATTATGAGGGTAATTTTGTCGGTGACTTTACTGGTAATTATATAGGAGACTTTACAGGAGACTTCGTTGGTCCATACACAGGTAATTTCGAAGGTGCATATACAAGAGTACAAATAGAAGCATTTGAAGGAACTTATCTTGGTGGGATTACATATACTGGAGATTTTGTAGGAGATTTCACAGGAGATTTTATTGGAACTTATATAAATCCAGATGGACAAGCATTTGCAACTAATTATACTGGTAATTTTGCTGGACCTACAGCCTATGAGGGAAACTGGATAGGACCTGGACCTATAGATTATGTTGGAAACTGGGTTGGACCAATTCAATCTCCCTATGAAACTGATTTTGCAGGCACAGATTATCTTGGAGCACCTGCACGAGTAACCGATTTTACACGAAACGTATATAGTCCTATCAATGAAGTATACTATCTTGGTAACTACGTTGGTAACTTCTTAATTGCTCCTTATGAAGGAAACTATACAAGAAACTCTACGAGAAATTCTACAAGAAACTCAACTAATCCAGATGCGGCTGGTTATGCAGGCAATTATAGTTCAGGTTTTACGGGTGATTTTACTGGTACATATACAAGAGTGCAGGATGAAAACTTTACACGTAATTCAACTGCAGATTCTATAAGAAACTCAACCGCAGCATCTACTACGAACTTTACTGGAAACTATATTGGCACATTTACTGGTGATTTCATAGGAACATATACAGGTGACTTTACAGGTAACTATTTTGGAGAAACAATTCAATGGTCAGCAGAAACTGTTGAAACTTATACACTTTATGTTCGCGTAGCATAATAAAAACATATAAATAATACATTATGGCAGCACCTCTTAAATTAGTCAATACTAAAGACTTACGTGAATTTGATTCAGATAACTATGAATATATAGCTTATCAGGCTGCACTACAACTTGCTGCTTCAGATTCTGCCGATCCAGGCATATTAGCACTTCAATTTACTGATTCTGCAGGCCACTATAAAGTAGGTGGAATGATAGACACCTTCTATAATCAATCTGTAGGTACTCACCCAGGCTCATCCCTCAGCATCGGTCAAACAACCCAATATCTGTATCAGAAAAAAGGAACTGCTGCTGAGACTGATTCTGATATCAGATCTCCTCTAAAACAAGACATAGGTGCAACAAACGATTTGAGAGAACAAACATCATCTGAGGTAAATGATCTAACAGATGTATTGTTAAATCGTATCATGACATACGAACATCCAGGTACATTTAGACTTGGTTCCTCTGCACCGAGTGGAGATTATTCTGTTCTTTTATCAGGTATTTTTACAGATACTCAAACAGATGGTACAACTGTAACATACAACATTTATAAGAGAAATCAAAATAGTAATATTTACACAGACTATGCTGGTTCTCCACCTACAGCAGTGCTTCCTGCTACTATAAAAAGATCTGCAGGAGGAAGTGGTGATTGGCAAGGTCTGATAGAGATGACTCAAAGACAAACACAGTTCACGTTTGGTCAAAGAGCTCTCACAAGAATAATGGCTACAGATTCTGCTACTGACTTAAAAGTAGGTAGATATCTTCTTCGTAATTCAGCTGCAGGAACACCAGCAAGTGCTGGAATCACAGGTACTTGGGTTGCAAGAGGAACAGCAACTGATACAAGAAAAGAAACGGCTGATGGTGATTATACCGCAGGATCACTTGGTATTGTATACGAAACAGATTATGAAACAACATTTACTGGAGATTATGTCGGAGACTTTACTGGTAACTTTGTCGGAGATTTCGTAGGAGCGTATGCATCTGATTACACAAATCCTGACGATCCAGCTGCAGATTCAACAAGAAACTCTACTCGAAATTCTACTGCAAATGCAGAAGAAGATTATACAGGAGACTTCGTAGGTGACTTCGTTGGAACATACACTGGTGACTTTGTTGGAGATTTCGTAGGTACATATATTGGTGACTTCGTAGGAGACTTCGTTGGTACATATGTCGGTACATTTACAGGAGACTTTGTTGGAACTTATACTGGTAATTTCACCGGTGACTTCATCGGAGACTTCGTAGGTACTTATACTGGAGACTTTACTGGTAATTATATAGGAGACTTTACAGGAGACTTCTTAGGTGCAATTACATACACTGGAGATTTTGGAGGTGCTTATACTGGAGACTTTGTAGGTACATACACTGGAGACTTCGTAGGTACTTATACTGGAGACTTCACTGGTAACTTTATTGGTAATTATACAGGAGACTTTACAGGAGACTTCTTAGGTGCAATTACATACACTGGAGACTTTGTCGGAACTTATACTGGAGACTTCACTGGTAACTTTATTGGTAACTTCACAGGTAACTATTTAGGACCAATTGATTATGTAGGAAACTACATCAACCCAGACGGTATCAACTATCAAGGTCCAATAGCTTATGAAGGTAACTATGTTAACATTAACGAGATTGCTTATACTAACATTAACCAAATAGCATATACAAACGTTAACCAGATTGCTTATACTAACGTTAACCAAATTAATTACTATGGACCAGGTCCTACATATTATGGACCTGGACCTACTTACT